CTAAACAAAACCATGTGACATTGCTACAAAGCTTCCATGATGGCGACGGAATAAACCTGTTTCATATCCCTGTCGGCATGGTCAGAAAAATAATTCTTCTTACTGCTTGACATTGACGCACCCCACCTGTACTCTGTGTAACAGTACAACACAGAGGAAGGGGCAACGACATGGGAAACCACCGTTACCGCATAACAAAAGAACCACACGGTTCACAAGCATGGCTCAACCAGAGATACATGGATGACCAAGGCAACCGCCGGATATCAGCATCAGCAGCAGCGGCCATTTACGGCCTGCACCCATTCGTCAAACAAGACCAATACGCAGCTGAACTGTTATCAGGTGTAGCACCAACACCAATCCAACCAAACGCTGCAATGGAAACAGGCAACCGTTTAGAAGACACCATCATCCAATGGGCAGGGGACAGGCTCGGAGTAAAATTCTCCACACCTGAAGAACTATTCTGCTACGACGACGACAATGGTTGCCATCTCATCTCAACCCTTGACGGCTGGAACGAAGAAACCAAACACATCCTCGAAGTGAAAACAACCAGCCGTGAATACTCCGGCACACTTCCTGACTACTGGAAAATTCAAGGCATCCAACAAGCCATCTGTTCCAATGCAGACCGTGTGACCTGGGCCATCTTCGACAACACGTTGCGGCTCACACTTGTCGAGCAAGACATTACATACGCCGAAATGGAAGACCACATCAATGCTTCAGCACAATGGCTTAACGCCATCGAGTTAGGCATGGACCCCGCAGGTGTTGTCTACACCTACGAAACAATCTCAACCCGATACATGCAATCACTTGCTGAACCAGTTGAGATACCCAAAGAAGCTGCCGACTTAATCGCCCAGTTGAAGCACGTCAAATCAGAACTGTCTTCATACAAAGCATTAGAAGACAGACTGAAAGCAGAACTGTGTGACCTTATTGGTCCGGCAGAAACAGCAACAATCAATGGCAATATCGTTGCCACATGGAAGGGACAGAAACGGGAATGGTTTGATGCCAAGCGGTTCCAAATTGAAAACCCTGACTTGTCTAAGCAATACACAAAAACAACAAGCAGTAGAACACTGCGCCTTAAAGGAGAATAGTAATGACAAGAGCAACAGGCAGGGCCAGCCGTGGCGGTCCAGGCCAGAACATTAGCGACCAGTCAAAGCATGCCAAGTTTGACCAGTTCGGTAATCGCATTGGCCGATACACAACAAAACCAACAAACCAAAATAGAAAGAAATAGTAATGACAACATCAACCAACCAACCAATCAACAAACTGCTTGACGTACTAACCAAGTACGCAGTGCCAGACCCTAAAATTGTAGGCAAACTACCTAAGGGCGGTCAGCAGTTGTCCTTCGTCGGCCACGCGGATATTACAAAAATGCTAATCGAAGTGGATTCTTCATGGACATGGGAACCAGTAGCGTTTGATACCGACGGGCTACCTGCCTACCGTGTAGAAAACGGCATGGCACACATGGCAGGATGGCTCACCATTCACGGCGTACGTCGTTTAGGTATCGGTTCAGTAACCCACAACAAACCAGACTTGCTAAAAGAATTAGCATCAGACTTTCTACGTAACGCAGCAATGCGATTCGGTATCTGCCTGGCATTGTGGACTAAACAAGAATGGGAAGACCTTGGTGGAACACCATCGAGCGTCACACCAGCCCGTGCTACAGGACCAAAGCCAACAGCAGAACCAACCGATGCTGACGCACCACTGACCCAAGAACAAATTGAAGCGTTCAATGCGGCCTGTGGCAAAGCAGAACTATCACCAATCGGTGTATACAAAACAGCCAAAGTAAAGTTCGGGTCAGCAAAACAATCCGACCTTGCCGCATTACGTATCGCTTTCAAAGATGCAACATCAAAGCCAGCACTAACTGAAACGGAGGAATGATGTCAGCTAAACGAACCATTGACACAACCAACAACGAAGCCGGAACGGTATTCATTGGGGTTCGACTGTCAGCAAAACAAACAGCCGAGTTAGACAGCCTTGCAAAACTATGCAACCAATCACGGTCAGGTTTGCTACGCGACCTCATCAGAAAGGCACATGAGAATGTCACCTGGTAAACAAAAAGGAACATCCTTCGAGACACTCATCGTCAGGTACCTACAAACAGTTGGGTTCCCATACGCAGAACGACGCGCCCTACACGGCAACCTAGACAAAGGTGACGTGACAGGATGCGGGCCGTTAGTGTTCGAATGTAAAGCAGCTAAACGACATGAACTGTCAGCCTGGCTACAAGAAACAGAAACAGAACGGGTCAACGCCAACGCTGACTACGGTGTGCTGGTAGTGAAACGCCAAGGTCATGGCACCGGCGAAGAACAATACGCAGTGATGCGATTCGCTGATGCTGTACGCCTATTGAAACAAGCGGGGTACTGACATGCTCGCTGAAGTAGTAATACATTTCGGTAGTGACTGGCGTGATGCAGCTATTTTCTTGTTTGGCATATCAGCAGGGATGCTTTGGGGATTCATCTTTGGTGCCACTTACGAAAGCAAAAAGAAATGACCGAAGAAATGCAACACCCAGATTCTTGCTTTTGCTTTGAATGTCTTGGACCAACCCAGTCCGACCTTATAAGTATCGGCAAAGAACTATTCGAATGTTTAATGAACCGCATATATAACGCCAGCGACTTTGACAGGCTCGGCCCCATCTCTGAACGGGAAAGAACCGCCATTGACGTGTACCTACAAACAACAAGGGGAACCGATGAGATATCCACCACCGACTGAACACGGCAAATCAATGTATCGCCGCATGGGATGCAGATGCGACATCTGTAAGGCCGCTAATGCAGCAAGTAAAAAGAAATACACCAAACTAAAACCACCGAAGGTGTATCTTGATGGTGCGCCATTCGTTGCCATCATTGAACGAGCTGGCATGATTCGAGAGTTTGACTATAGACAGATTGACCGTTGGCTTGCTAATGGTGTGAGTGTTTACACTGCCGACTTTTGGTGTACCAAACTTGGCTATCACCCGACTGAAGTGTTTGGGTCTGAGTTTTACCGTGGTTGTTTCGATGAGGAGTACGCAGCATGAGCGAGTACATACACCAGGATGATGCCTATGAATGGCTCCAAGAAAAAGGTATTCAGTTTGCGGAGCAAGACTTCGCCAAAGTACAAGCCGAGCGTGACGAATTGAAACTTAAAGTGCTTGAACTATCAACCGAAGTTGAACGCCTATCAAGGGAGCTGGCTCGTGGGTGAGATGGAGATAACGGGGTACAACCCTAAGTTCGATTTCAAAACTGACCTTGCATATGGCCATGAAGGAGAGCAGAATCTTATTGATTTCTTTCATGCGTTAAACGCAGGCACAGTGGAAGTAAAAGCAGACAGGTACCGCAATGGCAGAATGGCAGTGGAGACACAGCAGAAGCCCGCACAAGGCGAATGGAAGGACTCTGGAATCAACGTGACCACCGCACAATGGTGGGCATATCGGTTCGCTCCGGACTCCTACGTACTCGTATCTGTTCAACGCTTAAAGAACTATCTACGCTACAACTACGACCGCCTCGAAAAAAGAGACTTCGCCCCCCAATCCAACAACCCCGCAAGAGGATTCCTCTTGTTCCCCCATCACGTACAAGACCTACAAACGTCAGAACTTTACGACTGACTGATAGACTTCGTTTGCGTAGAGAAACGGGAACGCAGCCAACCAACAAGGAGGCACCATGCGAAAAATCATATTCATCTTTGCCATATTCATGGCAACCACAGCAACACCAGCACAAGCAACCAGCAAAGAAGACCTAGTAATGCCCTGGCGGTTTTACGCCCGTGTAGCACAATGCGAAACAGGTAAAGATGCCAAAGGCAAAATAGAATGGCACTACAAAAGCCGGACATACATCACAGCTTTTGGCATGACACGCCGCACATTCCACAGATGGTCAGGCAAACGAACCACCAAAGGCATGACCAAATACGACATGGCAAAAATCGTAGACCGCGTAGCTTTCCTCGGCTGGACAACCCCCAAAGGAGAATACGTCTGGCCAGTCGGCCCATACGGGTGGGCTGTAATCAAACAGCAAAACTGCATGGGTCTACAACAAATAGTTTGCAACTCAAAACACCCGAAAGTCCAACGGTGGAAAAGATACTGTTGACACCGCTTCAATCTGTCTATACTATGAATCCAATGAAGGGCATCTCACTGAAACAACACTGGCACTGCCCACGATGCAAAGTCTCAGTGACCACCTACATAACCCTCTCAACCCCACCACAACACCGTTGTCTAAAGGCTGCGAACCAACCCAAACCACTACAACCCTCGGAAGGGGAACCCAATGGCAAGTAACACAATCACCATCCACGGAAAACTCGGCAAAGAACCCGACCTTAGATACACCGGCAGTCAAATGGCTGTAGTTGAATTCTCCGTAGCCACAACATCCGGCAAAGACGACAAGAAAAAAACCACCTGGTTCGAAGTAAAAGTATTCGGTCAGCTCGCAGAAAACGTAGCCAACACCCTCACCAAAGGCGACAACGTAGTCATCGTCGGCCGCATGGAAACAGATGAGTACACCAAAAAAGACGGTACGCAAGGCAAGTTCACATCGCTAATCGCAGACGAAGTTGGTGCGTCATGCCGTTGGAACGCATGGGTGAAAGACCAAACGAACCAAACTGTTGCCCGTATCGGCACAGTAGGCAAGGCCATGCCAACAGCATCAGCATTGTCAGATGAAGAACCGTTCTAACCCTACGTTCGACGAGTGGGTAGCCTTCGGAATACAACAAAACTGGTGCGGCCCACCAGTCTGTGAGATTCACGACGGCACCCCAATGTCGGCCGCTGAAGAAGAAGATATGTACGAGAACGGTGATGACGTGTGTATCCACATCATCCGCCTGTATCCAGCTCCGGAGCATCGCCTGATGGTCGAAGACAATCATTCACCATCGCAATGGCGTAATGGCTACGGAGTTTGAACTGTGGCAATTCACCCGTGCCGACCCGTTCTGTACGCACTGCGGCACCGGTGAACGCGCACTACGTATCTACCCACAAGACATTCACGACACTTGCCCCTGTGTATGCCATCAAAACAAAACAACTGCTGCTAAACGCGGCATGAAACCAACTAAACCAAAGGCTAAACGTGGCAGGAAACAATACTAACTGGCACGAACAAGCGGCCTGTCTCGGTAAGCCAACAGATTATTTCTTCCCGCCTAACGAAGCAACAGATAAAAAGACAGACCATTATCTGTACGGGCGGGTCATCTGCCGGCATTGCCCCGTGAAAGCAGACTGTCTTGATTTCGCAATGCGCTGCGAACAAGATGAACGGTGGCGGTATGGTCTGTGGGGTGGACTTACCCCGCATGAACGCTGGTTGTATGACCCGAATTGGAAACTAGGCGTGAAACATAAGTAACCCCTATCTCTACCGCCGGAAGGGGTCAGCGGGAGACAGGGGCTACAGATATGAGATTATCAGACAGAGATAATCAGTGGCCTTGAACGTGGGTAGTAGTCCTCAACCATGAATTGCTGCTGGTAGATACGGGCGACACGTTCACTGGGGAACACGGCCGCGAAGGTATGTTCTTTGTGCCAGTGGTCACGGTCAGTACCCCGCCAGTATCGCACGACAGTGCCAGTAAGTTCTGACACGTCAGCAATAACCCATTGTTCAACGTGGGTCGGTGGAATGTATGGCGATACCGAGTGTTCGATACGACGATGCCGCCACCATTTCGAGACATCCTTGTAGATATCTTCCGCTACTAACCACGTCAGTGGTCTAGACAAGGGGTGGCCATGTGGCCACCATATGCGCAACGAATGATTCTGCTATCTCCCCATCGAGCAGTACCGCGGGGGTTATCTCACATAGTTCTGCCAGGTCACACGCCACGCCGATTAGGAATCGTTCGCAGAACGTTATCGGGTCACTACGGTCAGTACCGTGGGTGGTGCTGAACATGAACGTGCCGATGGTGTCACCATCACGGAACATTGTTAGTTCGTAGAGTTTGTTGATAACACTTCTCATGCTGCTGCTCCGCTAATAAATTGGGTTAGTGCGCCTAATATCGAGTAGTCGCCTATCTCCATATCATCACGGTCACAATAAGCCTTTAGTACGGTGTAAGTACCATTGTCAATGTCAGTAACAATGTTGGTCATAAACGTGGCCAAAGATTCCGCGGTAGCCCGCAGTGAAATAAGTTCCTGGTTCATATCGCCACTACTTCCACGTCATCAACGTACATTCCCGCGAGTGTCGGGTCATTCTCACTGTCAATGGTGGCCGATGCTGCCACAAGTTCACCCCAGGCACCATTCAATGCCCGTTCCGCGCCCGCCAGGGTACGGTATAGGCGTGAAGTGTACTGTTCACGGTGAATCTCATCACCGATAAACTCCGCGTCGGCCCATCGTGGGTGGTCAGGGTTAGGACATAGGACCGCCGCGAGACAGTACCTACCTTTTGGCCATGCGTATTTCATGCTGTAACTCCAGTGTTGTCTAGGAACGAATCAGATATAGCCGCAATGGGGACCCCAATTTTTTTGGCCAGGTCAATAAGTTCATCATCGTCATCTATCTCCAGGAATGTGGCATAGGTGGCGTTGTCCATCAGGCTCGTGTCAAGTATGAACGTGTCGGCAGCATCAGTGATAGTGCCATCAGTAGTGTTGATTACGTATCTCATTAGTAATCGTTTCCGTTCTCATCCTGATAGGAAAGAACAACCTTGTAACCAAAGTCTTCTCCCGCCAGATACTTGATACGTTCCATAACGTCATCGAACGTCACTACCGCATCAGCGGCGTGCATATCCTCTAACAAGTCATCTACTATCTGGTCTACGTCGTATGTGAGAACTTGCATCACGTTGATACGTGTCACAATGTCCCCATCATCGTTAGTTACTGTCTGTTTCATTGTTCACCCTTTCAATGGTGGTTGTCACGCCCGTAGGCGCGGTACGCGGGTCACGAATCGAACGTGACAAGGCCACCCCTGGCCCCGCGTGGTGCGATTATCTCGCGCGTTGTGGCATCAGTAGCCCATGAAATTGCATGCCCGTGGTGGTACTTTGCGCGGTCACGTGCATGGGCTTATTGGGGTGGATATTTACTATCTGCACCATGCCCGCATCATCATGCGTACCCTTTTTGGCCTTGCCACTAACGTGCGCGGCAGCAGTGGCCATGTCTGCCAGGTATGGCGCGTGATAGTACGCCCCTGATTCTGTTTCTACGGGCGTGTCAAGAATTGACGCGCACGGTGGAAACTCGACATGAACAACGGGGACATTCAGGTGCGCGGTAGGAACGTTCACATTCTCATAGTTAGTCATAACTTCTAACCTATTGCCATAGTCATAATCCAACACGATGGCCCCGTTGCCCTTGCCGATTGTCTTAGCAGTGTGGAGCAATGCTCCTACTAATTCCACGCCGCCCACCTGGAACGTCTCGCACGATTCGATGCTAGTTTGCGGCACGGTAATGCGGTGCATACGGTACCCATCGGTGGCAGTGAACGTGACGTACTCGCCCGTAGTCACAACCTGAACGGAATGTAGGTGGTATCTGCCTGGCTCCGTAGATATCGCGGGTGCGATACTTTTCGCCAGGGCTACCGCCTGCGCGGTGGTCAGTGTAATTTTCATAGTGTTTCCTTTTCTCTATGGTTGTCTGCCCGTCAAGGTGGCGGGCATTGTGCGCGGTCACGGGTCGAACGTGACTAGGGCCGCCATACGGCCCCGCGCGGTGGTTAGTACGCTGCCTGGCGTTCCCGATTCCATTGGTCTATCTTGTACGGGTCACACGTGACGTACCCGCCGATAATCTCGCCCGTTCCCCAGGTCAATTTTTTTACCATCTCATAGGCGTGAGTGTTCGCCCCCGCCCGTACCGTGAATGACGTTAGGTGGACCCGCCCCGTATCTGTTCGATACTGTATTTGGACTAGATATTTTTTCATCGCGGAAACTCGCGTTCTATCTCATAGATAGCCTGGCAGCGGGCGAATCCCGCCAGGCACAAGGCCACCCCTGGTAGGCACCATGCCATTGACACGGGCAGACCGTAGAACGCGATGGGCGGCAGCAACCACCCCGCACACGCGGCCAGGAATCCGCCGCCGATGGCCGCCAGGGGCCGACGGTATAGGCGGGACCATTGCGCGGGGGTCATCACGTGCGGCGATGACATGACCGCGGGGTGATTCGGAGAGTATCGGGAGCGCGTCACGATTCGCCCCCGTCATACTTGTGGCATTGGCACGGGATATCCCCGACATACTCGCCGCGGTGGTCATCAGGGTCTACCCCGCACGTATCTTTTAGATACGCCCAGACACGCCCCAGGCACTCGCCATCGGTGAACAATTCGCCATCACTTGCGATAATCGCCGCGATTCTTTCCAAGTGGTGAGACATTATCGGCCCCCATTGTTGTAGACAATGCCCACCCATTCGCCGCCATCAGGTAGCGCGAACGTGTCACGCTCCGCGGCAGTGAAAATATCTCGCGGGAGAGTGTGGTCATTCCATGCGGCATCGGCCCTATTCCAATAGTGACCCACCCAACGGAACGCCCCGCCGATGACCGCACACGTAGGTTCACCCGTGCGGCGAATCATAAAGGCATCATACCCCTGGCCGCGCATGCGGCTAAATACGTCGGATTCGTGTTCCATTATCGGCCTACCTTGTCAAGTTGGCACCCGTGGCACTCGCACACGGCGGCAGCATCATCAGGGAGCGCGCGCATCGCATCGGCGGCCTTGTTCCCCGTGGTGAACGTATCGGCGGCCATATCACGCGGCAGAATGTGACCATAGCGGCACCACACTGTCACACGATGGGCGCGTGTCTCATTGTTCATGTCTCCCGCGAGTGATTCGCGGACCGCCAGGGACCCGCCCGCCAGGTGGCGGAAACTATTTAGGCGAGAATGAAAGAAACGGCGCGTAGATTCTGAAAAGTAATACCCCTGTAATTTCGCGGGAATCTGGCGAGTATCCCACACGTCGGAGAGATTCGCGGAACGCCCGCGGCACCCGCCACACTCGCACGGGAATGTCACGCCCGCGGCCTTGTCTACCGTCACCCATTCGCCCATCGGTAACGCCGCGAAACACTCGCCGCACAATGATTCATGGTCTAGTAATGGTGCCGCGCATTGCTGGCACTGTTTTTCTATTGTTGTCATGGTCTAACCCTTTCATGGTTATGTTCTGCCCATTGTTGGGCATAGTGGGCGGCCGCGCGATGAACGCGACAAGGGTCTAACCCCGCCCGATGGAATTGTGCCACAGATTACGGGGCCAGGTCAAGCACCCCGCCGCGGCTCCTTACCGCTGCCACCACAACGCCAACAACCACCGTCGGCCCATTGGCCGCCCGCGGTCATCTGCCAGAACGTACCCGCCCCTGAACACTTGCGACATGACGCGCCACCGTTGGCCTTGTTCGCTGCCGCACGGTCACGGCGGTCTATACGTGCCTGTAGTTCATTGCGCACCGCGCACGCGTGTTCCCATGACAACCCCGCCAGGAATCGCGGGCCGCACACTTTCACGATTACGTCGTCAAGGCTCCGCACACGCGCCACCGCTGCCAGGGCCGCCAGGGCGCCGCCATCAACCAATTCGGCCCGCCACGATTCCCGCAACACGTCAAGCGCGGCCAATTCCGCCGCTGCTGCTGCCGCACGTTCCGCCACCACGTCGGGGGCCATCTGCTCCCGCATGAAACGGGCGAACAACGCCGCACACGACACGGGCGCGACAGAATCGCACCACCGCCACCACGTCGCGCGCGACGGGTCAGGTAACGCCGATGAATCGGCATCGGCACATTTCAACACGCCCGCGTCATATATGCCCGCATACGCCGCCACACGCTGCCCACAACCCGCACACGCTCCCGCGTACTTATTCGCGCCCATCAGTTTGCCGCCCTGGTACGTGCCACAATGACCGCCAACTCACGCGCGAATTTTTCCGCTGCCGCGTCGTACAACACGAAAGAATCCACAGATTCAACAGAACAGAACGCCGACCAATTACGGCCCCCAACTTTACGGCGCACCACCGTTCCACCCTGAACGCGATACCACCCCGCAACATCTACCGCGTGCGAATAGTCGGGCCGCATATAAGTGAGATACCCCCGCTGCTCCGATTCCGTTAGCCCATATTCCATAATTCTGCCCTTTCACGACATAGCACCACCTGGCACCACCTATCAGAGTAGCCGCATACGTGCCACGGGTCAAGTACCCCCGCCAAGCACCACCACACGCCCCACAACACCGCCAGAATCACCACCCCACCCGCCATAGGTAGCGGGGACCGCTAGTTACTGTTAGCACTGTGCTTGCTTTTGTTAGCACGTGGGCAAGGCCGCCAGGCCGCGGCAGTATCCGCCGACTACTTGGGATTAGACGGTGACTGTTCGCTTAGTAACCGCCGACTACTACGCCGCGAACGTCGCCCCTACTGCTAAGTATCCAATGACCACCACCCCGCCAGAATCTCACTCTACGTAGCCGCGCGCCCACGGAAAGGAGCCTACCGACCTGTAGGTAGTTGTAGACCACAACTAACGCAACTGGGGGTCTGCCGAGGCTACGGGGGGGCGTATATATGTATTATCGCTTTGGTGGGGATTCACTCTTTTGGTGTGTGTCACTTTGCGTGGTTACGTGGTTGCTGTGTGTGGCCGATTATGTGGAACACTTGGCGGGGCCGGAGGCAGCTTTCTGGAGACTGTAAATTTCTATGGCAAAGAAACGGGGCGGAACCTGTCCACCAGACGTACTCCCTTTCACTGCAAACAACCGATGGCGAAGCCGAGGGCGTTAGCCGCGCCAGCGGAATGTCAGGGGTGTCTTTAGCTTCCCCCCACGGTTTAGATACCAAACTGATACCACGGTCGCCGTAAGCCAAAGATTTTTTTAGCCGACACCGGAATGTTAATAATATGACGTTTATTACGCTGCTTGAAACTCTCACACAATAGGGGAACAACCATCTTTTTCAGATGTTCTTGATTGCAGGTTTCATCTACCCCAGTTCCCTGGTGTGAAATGTCCCGCAACATGCAACAGTTGTACGACCATGCCTGCCTTGACGTTTCCCAACGTGGAGGTCTTGTGAAGTTGCTGTCAGCATAGCAGATGGTGTTAGTGTTTCCACATGAAACAAAAACCTGTTTGGGAAAAGACAAATCCTAAAAAGAAATCCACTCCTTTAACGTCTTCTCAGAAGGCATCGGCCAAGGCGCGAGCTAAAAAAGCTGGTCGGCCGTATCCGAATCTTGTTGATAACATGGCTGCATCCCGAAACAAAAAAGGAAAGTAATATGCCACAGGTAGGAAAAAAGAAGTTCCCATACACAGCAGCCGGAATGAAAGATGCCAAGATGGCAGCTAAGAAATCTGGCAAGAAGATGGTTTCGGCTCCTAAAAAGAAGAAGTAATGCCTGAAGATTCTCGCCTTAAACGAGCAGGTGTCACTGGGTACAACAAACCAAAGGCAACCCCTAAGCATCCAACTAAATCACACGTGGTTGTAGCCAAAGTAGGCGACCAAGTGAAAACGATACGGTTTGGACAACAGGGTGTTAAGGGTTCTCCTGATGGGTCTGCCCGTAACAAAGCGTTCAAAGACCGTCATGCTTCTAACATTGCTAAAGGAAAAATGTCTGCCGCATACTGGGCAAACAAAGTAAAGTGGTAAACCCATAGTGGTACCCTTATATACACATGGGTACTAAACGTTCAGTCTCTCCAGCAGACAAAGCTAAATTCTTTGCTGCTATCTCCGCCGGTAAAACCATCGGGGATGCTTCCCGTGTCGCTGGAATCCACATCAACACAGGTTCCAAATGGTTAGCGAAAGCTAAAACCCTTCAAGCCGCACATGACCTTGAAACGTTAAAAGGTAACAAGTCTCGCGCCCATTCCGGTGGCGTACAAAACGACTCATACAACGCTTTCATGGAAGCCATTGATTTACCGTC